CACAAGGATTCGAACCCTGGACCGTCCGCTTACAAGGCGGCTGCTCTTCCGCTGGAGCTATAACGGCAGAAGTGAATCGGCCCTCACAGCACTCCCAGCACTCCCAGCTCGGAGCAATGGGCGTGGCGGGGCCGAAAACGAAAAAGCCCAGCGCGATGGCTGGGCCTTGAATAGGTGTCGGTGTGCAGCGCTACCTGCATTTTGGCTTCGGTGACGGCCACGCCCGCAGGATTTCATCCGATTCCCCGCATAAGCCCGCTTGGGCTACACCAACAAAGCAAAAAGCCCGACACATTGGCCGGGCTTCTTTGGTCACCCTTCTACACACGCAGGAATGACAGGATGGGATAAATAGTGATGGAACGATGGATGGATGTCAAGAGACGTTCACGCAGCATCAGAAATAATAAGCCCCTCAAAGTCAAAGATCTCGCCGGCCGCACAAAGAGCATCGTTCACCAGGGTGTCGAGCGCGGCATAGATGTTGCGGCGCCACTCTCGTCGCGTCGACTCAGGGCGCCCCTCCACGTCCCAAGTGTTCATGTCATAGAAGCTCTTTGGAAGACCGATCAATGAATCGGCCCGAGACTCTACGCGCTTCTTGGCCGCTCGTTCGGCAGCCACCGCCGAGGCGATCATCGAGTCACGCCGCCAATCCGGAGCATCTACCTGGACGGTGACCGTCACAGTCTGTGGTGTCTTCCGTTCTGCACCCTTGAGCTTCGGCACCGCCCAGGCCGTGACAGCCTTGTAGACGAAGAGGGTTGGCGCAGGCGAACTGACCAGCAGTCGCAGATCGGTGATCGCTTGGACCTTGCGGGCCCTGTCGGTGCTGTACTTCGCCACGAGCGCGGCCATGTGACGCTTCTCAAGGCCGTGATGAAGTCGAGCAGCAACCCAGCAATCGGCCTGGGTGCGATCGATTGAGTCGCCGCCCGAACCGCCAAACAGCGACAGCAGGTCGCGCTGCTCCTCCTCGTGCGGGCTGTAGAGCTTCTGCCAGGCCTGCTTACTGGTGTTGTCGATGGCATCGGCGGCGAGGGCCGAAACGACGCCGCCAAGTACGCTTTGATAGATCATCGGTCAGTCCCCTGTGTAGTTCGTTCCGCCGGCGCCGCGGCGGTTGTTCTGTTCGTAGTAGTCAGCGAGGCCAGCAGGCGGCGATTGAATCAGCCTGTTGACCTGGCCCTGCACGACACGCAGGCGCATGCCGAGCTGGGTGACGAGCATCTCCAGCGGCAGCGGCAGACCGGTGTCGGCCGAGACCCAACCCGAGGCATTGCACTGCGTGCAAGCCACCTCATAAAAAACACCCATCACGACTGCCCGGCCACGGCACGCCGCGCATTCGGCAAGTGCGATCTGCTCAGCCTTGAATGAAGGGCCCGTGCGGCGACTCATGCCGCCTCCAGCAGTCGCCGGTGAAGCTCATAGACATCCGCGCCACCCTGGGCGGAAGCGTGTTTGATTCGAAGCTCAAATCGATCCTTCATGGTGATCAGCAGCAACGTTTCCGGGCCTGAGCGCTCGAAATGAATCGACCTGATCTCGGCCGGATTCACGGCGAGGCCGGTGTGCTTGTCGAGCAGAATCATCATTTTTAAACCTCGCCTACGGTTGCTTCGCGAATAGCCCCGCAGCCCTTGCTGGCCGTGGCTTTCAGTTGATTATCGGATTCACCAGATGTAGCACCTGTGTAGCCGTGAATCAGGGCAAAACCGTTGCCGTCTAGATAGGCGTGCCACAGCTCCAGGGCTGCGCGCTTGCGGGCCATCACGTCGGATTGGATGTAGACCTTCACGTTGTGGCCCATGGCGTGGTTGATGAGCAGCTCGCCGATCAGGTGGTCGATGCCGATGTCTGCCCAGCCAGTGCGCGCAAGCTTGCGTAGATCATGGCTGGTCCATTGGCCGCGCCCGATCCGAGCGAACACGGCGCAGGCCTGGCTCATGCTCAGCGGCTTGCCATTGCGCCCCGGGAACAAGTACCGACCTTCGTAGCCGGCGGCCTGCTGGTTGGCCCGGTGCTTCGCCAGCAGCGCGCATACCTGGTCGGTCAGCGGCAGCGAATGCTCGACGCGGGTCTTGGTGTTCTCTGGCGGAATGAACCATGTCCGGCCGGCAATGCTCAGGTGCGGCCACTCTGCCAGACGGGTTTCGCCGACGACCCGCCTGAGCCTGACGACGAAATCGAAAGCCCCGCATAACCCACCCTACTCGCTGCATCCGGTCACGGAGGGCAGCGCCTTACTGGAAATCACTCATGACTCCTTCCCACCAGACACTGGTCGGCGACTGCCTGGAGCTGCTCCAGAAGATGCCGGCCAACTCAATCGACAGCGTGGTGACCGACCCGCCGTACGGGATTCGGTTCATGGGCAAGGCCTGGGACGGTGCCGACATCGACGCCCGAGCAGCCTACCGCGCCAGCATGCCATCGCATGCCAGCGCCTGCGGGCCGAACGGCGGCCATCGCTCTGTCGCCGCCGAGGCAGGCAAGTACGACCTCACTCCAGCTGGAATGCGCGCCTTCCAGGCCTTCACGCTGGAGTGGGCCACCGAGTGCCTGCGCGTGCTCAAGCCTGGCGGACACCTGCTGTCGTTCGCCGCTGCCAGGACCTACCACCACATGGCGGTTGGCATCGAGATGGCCGGGTTCGAGATCCGCGATCAGATCATGTGGGTGTTCGGCTCAGGATTCCCGAAGTCGCACAACCTGAAGGGAGATCACGATGGCTGGGGTACCGCGCTGAAGCCTGCGCACGAACCAATTTGCATGGCACGTAAGCCACTGATTGGAACAGTTTTGGCAAATATGATTGGTCACGGTACCGGCGCCCTGAACATTGATGCCTGTCGCATCACCACCAATGAGTCTCTGCGGGCTGGGTCGGGGAGGATTCCATGCAGGCATGATGAAACTGTACCGCGCGGTCGATCCGGGCAAGCAAGCGCGGATCGGCGCTACGCCACCGAGGTAGCCGGTTTCACCATGACACCAGGCCCCCGAGGGGGCTCACCAACTGGTCGCTGGCCAGCGAACTTAATTCACGATGGCAGCCAGGAGGTTGTCGCTCTGTTTCCTTCTGATGCTGGACAACAGGCGCCGCTCAAGACGCGGAACAGTGACAAGACGCGGAACAGTTTCGGCGCGTTCCAGGGTACGACAGAGGCGAACTTCACCCCGCACGATGCGCCCGGCAGCGCCGCCAGGTTCTTCTACTGCGCCAAAACCAGCCGCAGCGACCGAAACGCCGGCTGCGAGGCGCTGGAGCGCAAGCCGATGAATTGGTCGAGCGGCGACGCGAACCCTGGCAGCTTCCAGTCGGAAGGCACTGACCGCTCGAGTCAGAACCATCACCCAACGGTCAAGCCTACCGACCTCATGGCTTATTTACTCCGCCTGGTCACCCCGCCTGGCGGTACCGCGCTCGACCCGTTCATGGGTTCGGGTAGCACCGGTAAGGCCGCAGTGCGCGAAGGCTTCCAGTTCATAGGCTGCGAAATCGACGAGCAATATGCGGCGATTGCTCGCGCAAGAATTAATCACGAAATAGAAAAGCTGACCACGCCGCCGCAATGGGTCGACAACCAGCTACCCCTTTTCAACTCAATGGAAGGTGCGTTATGAGCACATTTGCAGTGTTTGGAATGACCCTCGATGTCGCCAAGGCCGAGGCCCGCAAGAAAGTCAGCGGTACCCGGAAGAACCCCAAGGCCCCTGGCGGCGTCGAGCCGATCCCTGAAGCCGAATGGCTGGCCCTGGTCGAGAAGCGCACCGAAAAAATCATGGGGGGGGGGTACGTCACGCCAGCTCTCGCCCATGTTCGACGCCCCGCAGTACGCCGAGCAGTTCATTGAGCTCGCTCGCAAGACTTTGAGGTGCCGCGACATGCGTATCAAGGCCAAGGCGGTTCTGGTGGACGCCAAGGGCAAGCCGATCATCAACCCGAAGACGAAAGCGCCCAAGGTTGGTTTTTCGGAGTGGCCGCCAAAGCAGCAAGACCAGGCAGCCTAACCCACCAGACATCGAGAACCGCCATGACAATCACCTATGGCTCTGTTTGCTCCGGCATCGAGGCTGCAACACAAGCGTGGCACCCGCTGGGCATGCGCGCCGCCTGGTTCGCCGAGATTGAGCCGTTCCCCTCGGCGGTCCTGGCCCACCACTACCCCGACGTGCCGAACCTCGGCGACATGACCCGCCTGGCGGCCCTGGTGCTGGCCGGAAAGATCGCGGCACCCGAAGTGCTGGTCGGCGGTACGCCGTGCCAGGCATTCAGCGTGGCCGGCATGCGCGAAGGCCTCACCGACCCGCGTGGCGCCCTTACCATCAAATACGTGGAGCTCGCAGATGCAGTTGACTATGTTCGCGCCGGCCAGCGAAAGCCCGCCAGCGTTATCGTCTGGGAAAACGTCCCTGGCGTCCTCAGTGACAAAGGGAACGCCTTCGGATGCTTTCTTGGCGCGCTTGCTGGGGAAGACTGCGAGCTGCAGCCTTCAGGGAAAAAATGGCAGGACGCTGGTTGTGTGTATGGACCCAAAAGAACAATCGCATGGCGGGTTCTGGACGCCCAATATTTCGGCCTGGCCCAACGACGCCGCCGTGTGTTCGTTGTCGCAAGTGCTAGAGACGGGTTCGATCCCCTTGAGGTACTTTTTGAGCGAGAAGGCGTGCGCCGGGATACTGCGCCGCGCCGAGGCCAGGGGCAAGACGTTACCGGAACAGCTCCTTTCGGCCCTGCGCTCCAGTGCGGGTGCAGTTACGTCTTCGGAGAAGATCTAGGCCCCTACGGATGCCCGAACTGCGAGGGCGACGAAGGCCCGGCGGTTGAAGTGTTCGCTGGAATCCCGGCGTTCGGCGGCCACAGCCTGGAGGGTTCGGTCGAGAGATCGGCCACCCTAACCGCCAAAGACAGCCGGCTCGACATCGAAAGCGAGACGTTCTTCATAGCACCGACACTCGCCGGCGGCGGCAGAAAGTCCGGAGGGTATTCACTCGACGACATTCCCATCACCGCGCCCGCACTCAGGGCCCAGGCCCAGAGCAGTCACCGCGCTGACTCTGAAGCGTTCATCGTAGCTGGGACGCTCAGCGCCAACGGCAAAGCGGCCGGCAGCGCCACCAATCAAGATGCTGAGCAAGGCTTGCTCGTTGTGCACGGAACGCAAGACCCGGGCACCAGCACTACCACAGCGTTCGCCCTGGGCAGGAACAACGGCCAGGAGAATGCAGTGTTGGCCTTCTCCTGCAAGGATCACGGCGCCGATGCTGGGGAGATATCACCAACGCTTCGAGCGATGAACCACGCTGGCAGCCACGCCAATGCTGGCGGACAGGTTGCCGTTTGCATCACCGGGGATGTCACGCACACGCTGAAGGCCGACGGCTTCGACGGCAGCGAGGACGGCACCGGGCGGGGGCAGCCGATTGTGGCTGCGTTCGCGGAGAACTCGCGCGCCGAGGTGCGCTACGAGGATGGCGACGGCGGTATTTCTGGCTCACTTAGTGGCGGTGGCGGTAAAGCTGGCCAAGGCATGCCATCTGCCCAAGTCGGATCATCGGTACGCCGGCTCACTCCACGCGAGTGCGAACGGCTCCAGGGAATGCCAGACGACTACACGCTGATCCCCTGGCGCGGCAAGCCTGCCGAGGAATGCCCTGACGGCCCACGCTACAAGGCGATCGGGAACAGCAAGGCAGTCACCGTAGTGAGATGGATCGGGTTGCGAATTCTGCGACAGATCGAAGCGTGACCGATGCAGGGATCCCGGCATCGGTCATTTTAAGATGGGCTGCTCACTCCCCTCTGAGTCGAGACTCCTCCCGCAGAACTTCTAGTTCATCAGCGCTGAAACGCCAGCGAGACAGGTGCTCAAACGTAAATCCTTCAGCTGTAGGGATGGTGACCCGTATGCACTCGACTATGACGCCGCCAATACCGACCAGTTTCACGAGTTTCTTTTCCATTGCCGAGCTCTCTAACTTAGGTTGAGCCCACAGCTTATCTAGGTTTTCTGAGCTGTTGGATACCGCTAGACGGACCCGCCCTCACCTATTGCTTGATCTCTCAACGATCAGTTGATGAATTGATGCCTCGGGCTGGGAGATAGACGGAACTTGGCCGGACCTGGATTGAATCACCAAGTACTGCTGTGTGCGGGCCGTATGAAAAACCCGATTCGTTTTCTCCATTTCTTCAAGTAGATGTCGGTTCACAGAGTAACGTCCGCATGACGGACATTTGAAGTCATCGAAGTTGCCTACGGAATACCCCTTGTCGGCGCTCCCGCTACAAACAGCACACACGCTAACGCTCATAAACACCTCCATGCGAATGATAGTTCAACTGTAGCTGATCCCAGCGGCTTCCAGCCCCCCCACACACTCGCCGGGCATGACCCGGCCAAGGACGACTCATGCCCACAGGAAACCGCAATCCAGATATCCGCACCGTCGTGACCGAATCACTCGTCGGCATGATCTCCTCCGTTACCAGGCTCGTGCCGCCGGCGAATGAGCCACTACCGCAGTTCATCCAGGCGCCGATTGATCGCGCCGTTGACCGCATTCGGGCGATTGTCGAGCCCGGCGTAACGCTCCAGACCGCCCGTGCCAATCGCGTGTACGTGGCCGGGCCGATGACCGGCCTCGAGGACTTCAACTACCCGGCCTTCAACGCCGTCGCCGACCGCCTGCGCGCCAAGGGCTACCAGGTGGAGAACCCAGCCGACCACGGCACCGTTGAAGGGGCGGCGTGGGCCGACTACATGGCCTACGACCTGACACGCCTGGGCCTGTGCGGCGTTATCGCCCTGCTGCCGGGTTGGGAGAAATCGCAGGGTGCGCAACTGGAAGTGCTGATCGCCGAACGGCTCGGCATGACCGTTGTGAATGCCCATGATCTTCTTGTGGCGGAGGCTATATGAGCGACGCACACTGCAACAACCTGGCGCAGCGCAAGGCCCTGGGCCTGGTCACCCACGACAACACCGGCGGCCCTTTCGTCGTCGAGTGCCAAGGATGCGGGGAGGTCTACCCCAGCTTCCATTGCCTTGGTGGCGGCCAGATCGCCGACACCGGCGACTTCGACGACGCCTACTGCCCCCATTGCGAGCAAGTAGATCCGGAGGAATGCGATAACGCGGCCCTGGCCTGGAACACACAACAGTTGAAGATCAACGCCCTGCAGCAGCGCCTGACCACCGCCGACGAGCGGGTCGATATGTTGGAGGGGTTGTTGCGCAGTGCGCTTCAAGACTCCATGGATATTGAAGTGGTGCGCATGATGCGAGGCAGCGTTTACGTCAACCGGCTTTCTGACCGCATCAGGGTCGCACTTGAGCCGGCCAACCAGGCCAGGGTCAGCCGGGCGGATCTCGCCGCCAATTGCTCCCACTCCTGGCCAGACGGCGCCACACACTGCGCCATGTGCGGAACGCCACGGCCTGCCGCCGGGCAGCCACAGGGCGAGCCGGCGGCATGCATGCCGGTTGAGCGCTGCTACGACGTCCGGTCGAAGATGATCATCGCCTTCAACGAGGCCAAGAAGGCTGGCGGGGATCTTGATGATGCTCTTGATGCTGCATACAAGTCGGCCTTGCGCTATTCGCCGAACCCTATAAGCGCCGAGCAGACCGATCGGTCGCCAGAGGCATATGCCATCGAGCACGCCGAGTACATGGCCCAGTCAGCCGATAACGTGCTGGCGAAGTTCCAGTTATATGGACTGGCTCTGCTCGCCGTGGATGAGGGCGGCGACGATGGCGAAGGTGAGCTGCTGGAGAATATCGACTCCGCCCGCGGCGATCTCCAAGAGTCACTGGTAGATCTGCGCGGCATGGTTTACGAGTTCCGCAAGCGCGCCGCCAAATCCCGATAGGAGTACATCTGTACTCCGCCCGCAAAACCTGTAACCCCTCCCCCTTCAAGTCAGCCGCCACGCCGCGGCCAAGGAATCGTCATGTCTGAAGAAAATGCAGTCCACCTCAACCGCGCGGCGCGAGACGTTGTCGCTGAGCGTCAGCGCCAGGTATCAGCTGAAGGTTATTCGCTGAATCGCGATGACCTCTATGTGAAGGGCGAGCTCGCCGAGGCTGGAGCAACGTACGCAAGCCTTGCCGGGGAGCCGCGCAGTATGAGCACGGCTTGGCCCTGGGGCCAGGAGACGTTCAAGCCAAGCGCGGATCGGCGGCGCGACATGGTGAAGGCTGCCGCGCTGCTGCTGGCAGAAATTGAGCGCCTGGACCGTGTAGGCCTGATAAAGCACTGGCCGGTGAGGCGGGACGAAAACGGAATGTTCCAACACCCCGACATGCCGGACTTCGAAGAGGGTGACGGCGACAAGTGCAAGGCCTGGATCGCTGAGCAGGGTCTGACAGTCGCAATGGTGAGCCTTGAATATGCAGACGAAGCGATTGCCACACGCTACTTCGAATCCCACGACCCTGACTGCAGCTACTGGGAGCCGGATCGCCCAGATGGAGAAGGCTGGTTCTGCTTGGCCATCCATGACGCAGACGACGGCCCGGTCTGCTGGTGGGCTCGCCGGGAGGTGACGCCATGAGCAATCAAGCACGAAGAGTTCCAGACGCTGGAACTGGAATGATCCCTGCGCCAGGCGAAGTGTGGGGCGTTGCGGGAGAAACATACCGCTGCCCTCACCACTCCGGACCGAACTGCAGTATGTGTGGAGGAACCGGTTACCGGGCCATCTGCAATCAGACCAGGTGTCACGAGCACGGCTGCCAGGGAATTAGCTGCTCAAGCACTAAAGAGCAGTTCATCGCCACACAGGCGGCCGCAGAGAAGCGGCGAGTAGCAACCACAGGGTGGCTTGAGTCCATCGCGCGCGACTACGGCCAGGAAACCGCCGACAAATGCCGCGCGATCCTGGCTGATGCGGATTACCGAAAGGCGGTGACGCCATGAGCCGTACGGTCGTACTCACCGGCTATGCCGTGGTGAAATTCAGCAAGGTCATGGCGGATATGGATGACCAGGAAATCGAGGACCTGCAGGCCAGCAATGACTTGCGCGAAGACCAGATCGACGATGACGACCTGCTTGATATCGAGTGGATTCATGATGATGTTGATATCGAGGTGACGCCATGATCGCCCTCGCCTACATGGCATGGCTCATCTACAAGGGGCCGAAGCCATGACCATCACGAAAGCAATCGCCCTCGGGTTCTTCGCCGGCATCGGCTTCATGGCCGCCCAGGAAACCTGGTGGGTCATCACCGGCCTGGCCGGGCTCTGTCACGGCTGACCCACTCACTCAATATCTAACCACCTTCTGCCGCCATAGGGCTGCATTGAGCAAAAAATGAAAAGAGAGCTGATCAAGATCAGTGAGTTCCAGCGCCGGCGTTGGGGGGAGAATGGAACTCCGCCTTGCCCCCAGGCAATTCGAAATCACATTCGTAACGGCCAGATTCCTGGCGAGCAAATCGGCAAGCTCTGGTATATCGACTGGGCAGCCTTCAGTAAGTCGGCCGGAAACGATCTTGTCGCAATGGTATTGAAAGGAGCCGCATGATGGTCCCACGGCCGCGCAACAAGGCGAACAAGAGCCTCCCGCAGAACCTGTACTTCGATTCTCGGCGCTCAACCTATCGCTACCGGCGGCCCACCGACGGTAAGTGGTTTCAATTCGGCACCGATCGCATTAAGGCAATTGATGCGGCAAAGCAATTAAATCTGGAGTTCATGCGCGGTGCCGACCTGGTCAGTGCCGTGCTTTCAGCCTCGTCGGCGTCATTCGCTGGCTTCCTCGACAAATACGAGAGCGACGTATTGCCTCCGCGCGAACTTGCCGCGGGAACCCTGGGCCTATATGCAGTGCACTTCAGGCGCTTTCGCAAGCAGTTCGAAGGAAAGGCCGTAGACCAGATCACGATCCGCATGATTGCGGAAATGCTGGATGAGCTTACCCCGAGGACGGCCAACCAATGCAGGGCACTGCTGGTGGATATATTCAACCACGCAGCAGCCAAGGGCCTGTGCCCTGACAATCCAGCCGCCAGCACAATCAACCGTATCGAGAAGAAGCAGCGAAAACGCCACACGGTAGATGGCCTGAAAGCCATTCGCGAGAAATCCCCGATTTGGCTGCGAAACGCTATCGATCTTGCGCTGATCACCGCTCAAAGGCGCACCGACATCCTCGATATGCGCTTCGACGGCGTTCGAGAGGGCTTCTTGTACGTCGTGCAGAAGAAAACAGCTAAGGCCAGTGACGCCGCTTGGATTCGTTTCCGAGTGACCGCAGAGCTACAGGATGTGATCAGTCGGTGTCGAGACAACATCGCTTCGCCCTACCTGGTGCACCGGAAGCCTGACCGCCTGAAACAGAAGCAGGCACAGACCAAGGATCACTGGACCAAGGTTGAAGAACGATATTTGACGCGAGCATTCAAGGAGGCCAGAGAGGCGGCCGAGTGCTACGCGGGGTGGAAGGAAGAGGAGATGCCGGGCTTTCATGAAGTCAGGGCGCTGTCACTGCACCTGTACCAGAAAGCCGGAAAGGACGGTCAGAAAATTGCCGGTCATGCGAGCGAGGGCATGACCAAAAACTACCAACGGGACCATGAGGAAATCGTCTGGTCTGAGGCGATTCCTGACCTAAATATCAGTGAAATCACCGGGTAGTTTTGCGCAGGTTTTGCGCGAGTTTTGCGCAAGCCAGAAACGAGAAAGGGGACCAGCCACCTAAGTGCTTGATCCCCTTACGAAATATGGTCGGGACGGAGTGATTCGAACACTCGACCCCTAGCACCCCATGCTAGTGCGCTACCGGACTGCGCTACGCCCCGACTAGGCGTGAAACTGGGTTTTGCTTCTTGTGAAAGCGAGGAGAAATATACCGCAAGCTTTTGAAATGTCAAAGTATTTTAAAACCTTGAATCACTTCTTCAGCACCACCAGCACGTCCTCAAGCTCCGAGATCATCTGGCGGATCAGTTGCTTGTACTGGGTGCTGTCATCCTTGGCCTCATCGCCGGAGAGACGCAGACGCGCCCCGCCGATGGTGAACCCCTGGTCGTACAGCAACGCGCGAATCTGCCGGATCATCAGCACGTCATGGCGCTGATAATACCGGCGAT